AGAGAGAAGGAAAAGGAAAAAGTATAGACGAAACAGGTGAGTATGAAAAGCACAGAAATTATGAATATATATTATCTAGAAAGGCTTTGAAATAACTATCTCTTTGCTTCTTTTAAATACTCAGCTAAGTTATGTATATCTATATCTGATAAAGGTCTAGCCATCATTATCATCAGTGCAGAGTTTGGGCCAACCTCAATACCATCCCTATAAGTTTTTAATCTATCTATCGTGTAATCAATATCATTACCAGATACCTTTGGGTAACTAGCCATGCCCATACCTGCAGGGCCATGACATTGCTTACAGTTCTGCATAAACTTTGCTTCACCCAGTACTGCATCACCTGCAAGTGCAGGGTTAAATAATAAGATTAGTAAAAGTAGTATTAACTTTATCATTTGATTCTCCTTAAAAAAAAGGGGCCGAAGCCCCTAGTTTAGTTAGCCCTTAAAATCTTTTGCCCTATACGTTTCATTAGTATACTTAGGATCATAAGTCACATAATCAGAATGAAACTCTATAGTCTTTACCACAGGCATTTCCAAGACTCCTGCATGTGTAGATTCACTATACACACCCTGCCCTACTGCTCTAGGTTTTTTAGTAACCTTATTTGAATGAAATGTAACTCTTAAATATTCATTCAAAAGTTTATCATTTACCACTCGTGAAATTACTTCACCTAATTTAGGGAACTCCTTGGTTAAGTCTAGAACTTTACCAGAAACGTGTAGGATGATTCTGACCTCATCCTGGGGTGCCGTCTTCTTGTTCGTCATAATAAATTCCTCAAAGTTAAAAATTAAAGAGATTTACTTCCCTCTCCCTTATAAAGACGAAATAACAATGACGATTCTCAAAAATTTATGCAGCTATTTTTTCTTTAGTTGTAGACCATCCCCAATCACCTACCATCCCAGAGGCATTGTAGTCCGTCACAACACCCTCAAAGAAGTTCTTAAGGGTATCGCCCCCAACAATCCAATCAAGCCATTCTAGGGGGTTCTCCTTGACTTTAAAGTTACCTTTCAAACCTAATTGTATTAATCTTCTGTCGGCTATGTACCGAATGTACTGTTTTACATCATCTGCTGATAGCCCCTCGACTGCTCCCATCTCAAATGCTGTATCTACAACAGCATCTTCCAAGGCTACACCATCCCTGAACATCTGATATATATCTTTCTTGAACTCATCAGTAACTATTCTAGGATGTTCCTTACAGTATTCCCTGAATAACTTGACCATGCCTTCACAGTGCATTGTCTCATCTCTTACAGACCACTCTACAATCTCACACATACCTTTCATCTTACCGTATCTCTGGTAGTTTAATAGCATAACAAAGGCTGAGAACAAGGACATACCCTCATTCATTACAGACCTAGCAATACCTTTGCCTAAACCTGTAACTGAGTTTGTATCTAGGTCTGTCATAAACTCTATCTTTTCTTTCATCTGCTCGTACTCTAAGAAAGCAGAGTATTCTTCTTCAGGTAATCCTAAAGTATCATTGAGTAGTGCATAGCTACGTTGATGTACAAACTCTCTGTTCGTAAAGCTAGTCAGCATAGCTCTGATTTCATTGTTCTTAAATTTCTGTATGTAATGCTCTAGATAATTTGTACCTACAGCTACATCACTTTGAGTGAACAACCTAAGTATTTGAGTAATATGATTTTTCTCTGCTTCATTTAACTTGCCTGACTGCCATTGGGCTACATCATCTTGTAGCTTTGCCTCCCACTCACCCCAGTGAGCCTTCTCAGACTTAACAGCAAACTCAACTGCCCAAGGATATTTAAATGGTTTATATACTGTGGAACTAGACGTAAGACTCATATGCACTCCTCTAATTGTAAGGGAAAAAAAAGGGGTACTGGACGTACCCCAAACTTAGGAAAAACATGTCACTTAAAGTATACTCTGTTTTACACAGAAATAATACTAATTCAAGACTTTTTTTTGTACTTCTTCTTAGATTGTTTCTCTTCCTCGTATTCGACTAAGAAATTACCACCCACTGTGTACCAATCCAGTACAGGCTGTAGGGCTTTTTGTATCTTTATAAGTTGTATTAAATCTTCCTGCTGTACTTCTGTAAGAGGAATCCTATAACCTTTTTTATATTCTTGGATCTCTCTTTCTACATCCTCATACGTTTGTTTTAAAGTTTGTTTTGTAATCTTAGCCGATAGAACTTCATCTATCTCGATTAACATTTTATAGCACTCCGTCTTTAGGATTATAAATTCCTTTAGTGGGGGATGTTTTATTTAAATCTTGAATGCTTACTTTTTTTCTACTCTTTATCCACCCCTTAGGAATATTCATTCTACCATTGCTCTCTGGTTCAGCCCATGTAGTAGCTATCATTACAGCTTCTTTATTTTCTGCAATTAAAAATCCTACAGATAATACATCAGCTAACTCGGCTTCTCTTGTATCACTCCAACCGTGGTCAGACAAAGCATCTTTCCACCGTATGACTTCTACGGAATTAGTATCTACCTTATCACTCTTCTGGGTTTTATTCTTGGTTGTCTTTATCATTTAGGTCTATCAACTTTAGTTTATTTAAAGGTATTTGAAAGAAAAATTCTCCCTTGGGTACAAACTTATTAGGTACTTCTACTACTGGCGATGCAGCCACATCTTCACCTTTGATATAAAAGGCATACTCTTGTTCATTATTAATGATGAAAAAATGTGTCGGCTTATCGTACTTATCTTTGTCCAGATACTTAGCTTTTCTGTGTGGTATCTGGCATGTTCTATACTTAAATTCTTTACCTTTCCAAGCACGTTTGATTTCAACTTCACAATAATATTCTCCATCAATTAATAAGTCAGGGCCATACCTATCTGGATTATCTATAACAGTTCTACCTTTTGATTCCCAGTAGGCTTTACCCACATCCCTAGCTAGTTTATCGTTCTGTTTGAACAATTCATAATCAAATTTTTTTCTTCTATCCATGGCAGCTTATACACTCCTCTGAATCTTTTAATGCTTCTCGTTGAACTTGTGTACCAACTTTCTCAGCTTGATTGCCTGAAGAGGTACGGAGATAATACAATCCTTTCAGTCCACCTTTCCATGCTCTAATGTGAACAGAGTTCACATAACTCTTATCACTTCCTGCAGGAAAGAATAGATTAACAGATTGTCCTTGGCATATATACTTTTGTCTATCAGATGCGTGTTCAATAACCCACTCTTGATTGAGTTCAAATGCAGTTTTATAAGTATCTTTTTCGTAGTCTGTAAGATTATCTAGATGCTGAACTGAACCCTCATGGTTAATAATACTTTTCCATGTAATTTCATTATTCATCTTATACTTATCTAGCACTGTAGCTAAATACTTATTTTTAATTAAGTGAGATCCTGCCCTCGTCCTATGAACGTAAGCATTCGACTTAACAGGTTCGATACTAGCAGTACAGCCACAAATAATACTGCTATTGGCATTAGGAGCAATAGCAAGAAGATGTGCATTACGAACACCAGTACCAAAAAGATCACCTGGTGAACCACGTTTTGTTGCAAGTAACTTTGTTTCCAATAAGGCTTCATCTTTTATATGCTTAAATATTCTATTGTTTAAAGACTTAGCTACAGGACTTTCAAATGGCGTGTTGTATTTCTGTAAGTAACCATGAAATCCCATAGCTCCCAACCCTAGTGACCTCTCTCTTAATGCACTTATCTTAGCTTTTACAATATCTCTAGGAGCATTATCTATAAATGCTTGTAGTACATTATCCAGAAAACGAATCAAATCTCTTACCATCGGGGTAGTTCTCCAATCATCAAACTTTTCTAAGTTGACTGAAGACAAACAACATACAGCAGTTCTATCTTTATTTGTAGGTAAGTGAATCTCATTACATAAGTTACTACCATGAATCTTTAAGCCTTGTTGCTTCAAAGCTTCAGGCATTGCTTCATTAGCTGTATCAATAAAGTTAATGTATGGAGAACCTGTCCTGAACCTAGTTTCAAGTATACGTTCCCATAACTCTCTGGCTCGGATTCTATCTCTGTATAGACCAGTGTGAGGATCTTTCAGTTCAATTACCTCATCAGCCTCAAGCCGTTTCATAAACTTATCAGTTACATTAACAGCATTGAATAGGTTAAAGCATTTCCTATTAGCATCACCGCCAGTAGGTAACTTAAAATTGATAAACTCAATAATGTCAGGATGATCAATATCCATGTACGCAGCATAGCTTCCCTTTCTAGTTTTACCTTGTTTATATGCAGTCATTTGACTATCTACTACTTTAAGGAATGGGATTGGCCCTGGAGCCTTATCACTGACAGCCCTTACATCTGACCAATGACCGCCAACCCCACCACCTTTAACAGATAACCAAGCAACTTCTGTATTGTGTGCAATTAAATCTTCTAATGTATCACCCACATAAGTTAAGAAACAACTAATAGGTAATGCCTTAAAAGATTCTTTTGGTTTAGGTGCATTACTGAGGACAGGACTAGAAAACATAAACCATTGTTTACTAGCATAATCATATATCCTCTGAGCAAAATCATAATCACCGTCACAATATGCTAATGATGCTCTAGCAAATGCTTCTTGTGGAGATACCTCAGACTTTAGCATGTAGTAATCTCTTAACAGTTGAGTTGCCTGTTCACTAAGCAGTGTATCTCTACTTACATCTATGTTTATTTTGTCATACTTCATCACCAGTTGACTCCCTTAGTTTCTTTTAATAACTTTATCATAGCTTTAAGATACCATTCAGCTTTTTCTGCATCTTGCAAAGGCTTATCTTTATTCCACATCCTCATAATATATTTAAGTATATTACCTTGACAATACGACATAGCTTCATGCTTACCTAATGTATCTACAATCACATCATAAGTTTCATACTTACCTTTGTTGTAGTGTTCAGGGCTATTTACCATATCTTTATTAGCTGAATGTTCAAAAGTTTTATACCTTGAAATATCTTTATTTAAATTAGAATACTCCTGTTGATAAAAATCATTTAAAGTTTTTGCATCGGAATATGTATCACTATTTTCTACATATAAATAATTTTTATTTTGGGATCTATCAACACCATTTATATTTTCTTCTTCCATTATGCAGTGCCTTCAGTTTTAGTCCAACGACTTAGCTGAATTACATTACTCTTTGATTTACTTGAATCAATTTCATCTATGTTCATCTTATTCATTTCTTCTCCTACTTTAAAAGCAAACTCAGGGTCAGAGTTCATTAAATTAAAACAGGCTACTAATGCATAAGTAACTTCAGATAAGTAGTCAGCATCTTCATCATTAAGTTTTTCAGTCGGCATCATAACTGCATTGACATGCACAGTAGTGTCCCACTCACCTTCCTTAGTAAAGTTAGGTCTAAGAACTACAGCAGTATCATCTTTCTGTATTGGTATACCTTCTTCATCAGGGTCAAATTGTTTTGTTTCCATATCCATAATCAGTCCTTAAATTTAAGTTCTTGTTGTACTTCTCTCTTAACAATTATGTCCATAACATTTCTAAATTTATCTCCATGAACTTTACTAGACCTATTAGGATTTTTAATTGTTTCTTGTACGACTGGATTTCTCTGTTTAATCATTCCCTTACCCTTTCTTTTCTTTTGGAAACTTGATGAATTTTTCATTCGTTAGTTTTTTAATTTTAGTTATTTCATTAATCCATTCATCTGGAATTTCTTTGGTAGAATATTTAAACTCATATCGTTCACACCAATCAGCATATGTAGTTTTAGAAATTTTATTTATCTTTCTTCTACTGCTTTCAAATACAAATCGAATGTCCAGATTAGGATGTTGTTGTTTAATTAATAAATGTTTTCTCCTATCTATCGGAGTAAACAATCCTTTAGATTCAATAAGAATCCCGTTTGGTAGTATAAAGTCAGGTGTGTACTTCCTGTATGCTAAATCTTCCCATTCAATTTTCAATGGCTCATACTTAGCTTTTACACCCTGTTCTTTTAACTTGTCTTGTATCTTTTTTTCTAGTCCACTACGAACCCCCCTTCTTCTAGCTGCAGCATATGCCTTACCATTAAACACCTCGTAACTCCGTATAACATACCATCGGAGGTATCTCTGCTTTCGATACTACTGACGGTCTTTCTTTTAGAGTAGGCCAACACTCATTCCTGTAACTACACCAACCACATTCCCGACAACGTTTACGCTTACCTGTGAGTTTATTGTAGTAAGTTTCTGGCTCATCATTATACACTCTACGAAAAGAATTTTTATCTAGTTCCTCTGCTACGTTATTAGCTTTATTTATATTAGCATCTACATCTAAGCCTGTTGCAGGTACATATTTAAAATCCCCATTGGCTTTGTTGATAACCCACCAACCACCAGGCTTTACCCCACAGGCTTTTGCATACCCTGCTAGTTGTGCTATGTAACCAAAACTATCTCCTGCTGCTAGGGTGTTGTAGTCCTTGAACTTATTATCGTAAGACCAAGGACTAGCAGTTTTTACATCATCTACCTTACCATCCATAATTAGGTCAGGTGTACCCTCAATTTTGTGGCGAGATAAATTAAGAGTTACCTTTTCCCCATTCTGATAATCAACACCACTTGCAGTAAGTATGCCTTTGAATACAGACTCAAGTACATCTCCTATCATCATGTTAATAACAAAGTTTGATGTAGG